TACTCATGCCTCATAAATCAACTACACGGAGCCAGTTTGATTTGGCTTTTTACCAGCAAGTCTTTCTCCAATCTCAATACCAGCAGCTAGTTCTGGAGTTTTCTTAGTGGATGCTTGCTTCAATTTATTGACTTTTTCTTGTTCTGCTTTTACTTTTTCTTCAGCAGCTTTCTTCTCATCGGGAGTCATTTGTTCCCCACCTGTACCCATAGCATCTTCAGAAAATAAGAAACGTCTCAACATACCATTCACAGTATCTTCAAAAGATTCCTTGTTAACCTTCTTCTTTTTAGCTTTCTTCTTTTTATTGCTTTTACCAGCTAAAACTAATGCTATCTTTACAGCTTGTTTTTGCTTCTTTCCTGCTTTTAATTCAGTTTTGATATTAGAAGCTATACCTTTTTTCGATTTTGCGGCTTTTCCTTTTTTAAGTGGCATATGACTATTTACCTCTCCATTGTTGATAAAAGCTTTCTCCTGCTATTTTTGGTTCATAAAGTTCTTTTCCTTCATCACCATTTACCACCTTTTCAACAGATGAAAGACAGGCAGTAGCATCTGTTCCTTTGAGTGTCGCTTCATCCAAATCAGATAAGAACTTTTGAAGCTCTAAAGAGTACTTTGTATTTTCTTTATCTGTAGATGCATTTTTTAGATATTTTACAATATTCTTAATCATATCCAAAACTCTCTCTTGAGATTTGGTAATTTGTTCTTGTACTTTCTTTGCTTCTGGATCTTCTTCTGGGGCACCGGAGTCACCCATTCCCGAAGCATCTGGTGCTGGAGGAGGTGCTCCAGCACCTCCATCTGGTGGTGGTGCCCCTGCACCTGCTTGGTCGTCTGGACCTTGTTCTAGCAGATAATATGATTTCTTTATCAAATCTTGAAACTTCATATGATTATTTATGTAATATCATTTTAATTTGAGTATCCGACTCTATTTTTTTAGAAAGACTTCTAAGCTCAGTAGTCTTGCAATATTCTTTTAATTTTTTGTAATTTACTGTCTTTTTCGATTCACTTAATAATTTCAAATTGTAAATTGTATCTTGATTTACTTCAAAAGTTGTTTTTATTTCTAAAAAAGAATATCCAAATGTTTTGATAGATTTGTCTATACATTTATGTATTAGAACTTTTAATTGTATTTCTTCAAATTTATGTTGTAATGAAACTAATGAATGATCATAATTGAATATTAATATGTTTTTGTAAGAATCATTTAACTGTTTTAAAATTTCTGAATTTATAAAATGTATAGTTAATTTCTTTAAATCTCTGGAATTTATTTTAAGATCTAGATTATTATTGTAGATAAAATTACCAAGCTCTGTTTCTATCGAATAATTCAATAGATAATTTAAATTAATTATATTTAAATTATATTCTTTAATTATTAAGTTAAGAAACATATGTTTAGTATAAAACTAATTATTAATATGTCAAGTTACATTTTTACTTTACCTAAACGAAGATTTATTATTCCATTGTAATAATCTTCTTTCAGCAGAACTTCTCTGTCAAACTGTTCCTTTGCTTCATAGTATGCCATTTGACTCTTGTTGGCACAAAATCTTAGTATTTCGAAGGTAAATTTATCCTTTCCGTACTTTTCAATGTCTTGGTTAAGTTCTTTAGAACTACTAGTATATATTCTCCATTTAGATTCTACTTGATCTCTTCTTGCACGAGTTTTACCTTTCAATGGTTTTCTTTTGATATTAGAAACCATTTGTTTTTTACCAATATATTTTTTACTCGTAACTGTATTTGTTATTATATAAATAAATCCAAATGCATTTTCTGGAATTTGTTGTGTTGTAGTCCAATGGCCTAAATCTTCCATTGAACTACTTACTTACAATAAATTACATTGCAATTTTTAAATTTCTTTTTTGAAATTTATTTTTCTTTTTACTGCCCAAAATAGATGGATTTCTCATATCTTTATTAGCATATGTATCTTTTTCACCACCTATTTCATTAGCTGTAATACCATTATCTACAGCACCAAACATACCCATAGGACCTCCAGCAGTCATAGTTTCCATTAATTGTTGGTAAAGTTTATCAAAGTTGTCCATTGAATTATTTAGTTTTTAAGATAAAATAATATGTATCATGGAACTTTATAATAGATACAAGAAGGAAATTTTAAAAGAATTAGAAATAGATGCATTTAATATTAAAGATGTATCTATGTTAGTTCCTTCAAAGAAACACTTTTGGACAGCTAGATTGCATGATCATAAGATTGAACTTGCAGATATAAAGACTAAAAAAGCAAAAATTATTAGAGCTTTAGTAGATAAAACAGAAGCTAATAATCCATCTCCAGTTAAACTATCTAAAGTCTCTTTAGAGAAGATGATAGAAGAGATGCCAGAAATACAAGAAATTGATGAAAAAATAAGAGAGCACGAATGTATTATTTCATTTTTGGAAGATGAAAAATGGATTTTTCAAAAACTTACTGATGATGTTAAAAATATAATAGAAGTTATAAAGCTAGAACAGATGTAATGATAAAAATTGATTTTGATGCTAAAAAGAAAAAAGGCATTATTTCGGGAAGTATGTTTTCTGAAATAAGAGAGCATTTTTCTATACCCAACCCAGCAGCAAAATACAATCGTTCGTTTTATATTCCAAAAAGAATATATCCAATAGCAGTAACTGGTCATTTTGATATCGGATTGATGGGGGATATTACAAAATATGTAAAAAGCAAAAATCCATCTTTAGAAATTATATTCTCTGAAGAAGCAAAAAGTGTTTTAAAACCATCATTGGATAAATTTTTAATAGAAAGATTGTCGATACCTTTAAGATATTATCAAAGAGATGCAATTCGACAATGCATGGAGAATGGCAGGGGGGTTGCTCTCATGGGTACAGGTGCTGGAAAAACTCTTACTATTGCTACACTTATTGATAATTTTTATTTACATTCCAAGGATATTAAAAAATTTAAATGTCTTTTATTAGTACCTGATTTGGGACTTGTTACACAAACTTACGATGATTTTGTAAATTATAATGTAAGTTTTTCCTTTACAAAATGGACAGGAAATATTAAACCAGATTTGACTTCTAATGTAATAATTGCAAATTCTGATATAATACGGAATAGAATTGAACAAAATAAATGGTTGATGGATGTAAATTTACTAATCGTTGATGAAGTTCATAAATTAGGAGCTGGTAATAAAATAACAAAATTATTAGATAAATTTGCAACTAATAATAGATTTGGATTTACAGGAACTCTTCCTGATGATCAAGTTGATAAATGGTCTGTATTAGGTAAGATAGGACCCGTTCTTATTGAAAAGAGTTCACATGAATTAAGAGAGGAGAATTTCTTGACAAATGTTCATGTGAATATGATTCATTTGAACTATAAATCACAACCTCCTGCGATTGTATCTACTGGAAATACTACAGATGATTATTACAATGAATTATTATTTATTCAAAATAATACATTTAGAAATTCTGTAATTGAGTCTACTTGTAAAAATTTTAATAATAATATACTTATATTAATTAATACTATTAATCATGGTCAAACATTATTTGATATTTTAACTCAAAAACTCACAAACAAGCAAGTGTTTTTTATTAGAGGTGAAGTTGAAGTCGATGATAGAAATGCTGTTAAGGATATAATGGAAAAACACAATAATGTAGTTTGTATTGCTATTAGTGCTATTTTTTCTACTGGTGTAAACATTAAAAATATACACATGATTTTGTTTGCTGCTGGGGGTAAGAGCTTTGTTCGTACTGTACAAAGTATTGGTAGAGGTCTTCGTTTAAATGAAAATAAAGACAATTTAAGAATAATAGATATTTGTGATAATTTAAAATACGGGAAAGAACATTCAGACAAAAGAAAAGAAATATATAATAATGAAAAAATAAATTATACTATACATGGTATAAAAGAAACATAGTTGATAATTAAATTATGTATAATATAATATTTATGAATGGAAATTATAAATAAAAATGTAGAAAAAACTCAAAAACCTAAAAAGACAAAAGATGAATTTTATGTTGATCCGGAAGTGTTTAAGAATGAAATTAAAAAATTTTACGAATCCGGTATTTGCACAAATTATTTAGGAGAGTGTTTAACAAAAATAGCTGAAGGTTTGGGATATAATCCAAAATTCATAAATTATTCTTATAAAGAAGAAATGATTGGAGATGCACTGATCAAAATGTTTAGTGCATTGAAGCGAAAAAAATTCGATGTTAGTACAGAAACATCACCATTTGGTTATTTTACTACAATAGCATTCCATGCGTTTATTAATCGTATCAAGAAGGAGAAAAAACATCACGATACACTTGCTGAATATAAGCAAAGAAAATACGAAGAGGAAATATCTTCTTCAATAGGACACATTTATGTCAAACCTATTTTTGATTCTACAGAAGAAGAATCAGATTACGATTGACAGTAACAAGATCTAGTGTATTTTTGTCCAATGCCTCAGTTTAGATCTCAAAAAGTAGGAATATTTACAGATTTGCATATTGGAGTACATAAAGACTCCAAACATTGGCATGATATTACATGGCAGTGGGCAAATTGGTTTATTGATGAAATGAAGAAACGAAAGATTAAGGATATAATCTTTTGTGGTGACTATTTTCATACTAGAGATGAAGTATCTGTAGATACATTACATTTCGGTACAAAAGTTTTAGAACTATTCAAAGATTTTAACATTTTCATGATCGTGGGTAATCACGATTGTTTTTTGAAGGATAGTTCTGAAGTAAATTCCATTTCACCATATAGTCAGTGGCCGAATGTAACTATAATCGATAAGACATTAACGCTTGATGCTTTTGGAACGAAAATGAACTTCATACCGTGGGGTGTGGAATTGGAAGATATTCCAAATGCTGATATTACATTCGGTCATTTTGAAATTCGTTGCTTTCGGATGAATACATATTCATTGTGTGATGATGGTATAGTTGCGGAAGATATTCTACAAAAAAGTCCATTAGTAATTTCGGGACATTTCCATTTAAGAGATGAGAAGCAGTACAATAAAGGAACAATTTTGTATGCTGGAAATCCTTTTCAAATGGATTTTAATGATGCGGGGACAACAAAGGGATTTTACATATTAGATCTAAAAAATAGAGAATATGAATTTGTAGAGAATGAAATATCACCTAAACATCATAATATATCATTATCTCATTTAATTTCAGAGCAAACTATTACTCCTTCAATTAGGAGTAAGTTTAAAGATAATTTTGTACGGCTCAAGATTGACAGGAGAATCGTTCCTGAAGATGCTGAATTTTTAATTAACACTTTAAAGTCTTTAAATCCAGTACAATTTAATGTAGAATATGAAGTTGAAGTATCAGACTATCAATTAGATGAGGAGAAGAGAGACTTTTCAGGGATTGATGTTCAACAAGCTATTATAGAATTCATCGACATGATGGATACGAACAATAAAAAAGATTTAATTACATACACTATCGATTTATATCAAAAGAACTTAAAATGAAAAAAGTAAATTTTAAAAAGATAAGTATAAAAAATTTCCTTTCTTTTGGACCAGAACCTGTTGTTTTGGAATTCAAAAAGGGTCTCCATATTGTTACAGGAGTCAATAGAGATAAATCTGATAGACAAAATGGTTTGGGAAAATCTGCTTTATTGGAGGCATTATATTTTGCTGTTATTGGTAATACTATAAGAGAATTGAAAAAGGATTTAATTCCTAATACTTTTACTAAAGGGGATTGTGAAGTAATTTTAGATTTTGAAGTGATATCTGAAAATTGTGAAGATCAATATAAAATTGTAAGAACGATTAATCCTTCTAAATTATACTTTTATAAGAATGGTGATGATGTGACTCGTGATAGTATAAAAAATACAGAAGAATATATGC